TTAAAGAAGCAGCTCCAGTAACAGTTAAAGCACTAGCAACAGATTGAGCATTCGCATCAGATGAACTGATGTAGTCTCCCGCAAGATCATTAAAATCCTGTGCTCGAACGGGAGTATTACCAACTAGACCTGCCTTGTTACGGGAAGGTGCTACATTGGCATTAGTTATTTTTGCTGTTCTTGCCATTTTATTTATTCTATTTCGTTAAGTTCTATTTTACTTGATTGGTATCGTGGTTGCTCTACATTTTCTAAAGCCTCTACGACAGCCATCCTTACAATCTCTAAATGTGTATGATCTGCTAACTCACAGTCTCCTCCCTCACCATTTTTAATCTCACTAGGATTTTTTAAATAAGTAAGAAAATAAGTGGTTATTCGAGACTTTGAAATTAACAAAGATGTATCACCTGAGTAATCTAATCTATATGCAGAATCACTAGTAGGAGTATTAAACGGATCATCAACTATCTTATTATATCTATCATAAGTAATTGGTTTAACATTAACTCTTTTACCATTATGTAAATAAGCTTCCTCTTGTAGTGCGTGCCTATAGTCGTCAGGTAACGTTACACTATAACTATCAGGTTTTGCACCATCTCCTGTTGCAGCAGACACTGGTTGTGAAGTATGTTTGATAAGATTTCTTAAATCATCTCGTCTTTTCTGATCTTCTTCTAAACCTGTTCTCCTAGGATTATTACCAAATGCACGTTTAGACACAAACTTTTCCTGCGATATATTTAAGAACTTATCTATTTCTGATGAAAGAAATAAAGGAGCTCCAGCAGAATCAGCTTTGTCTACTAGCAGTTTAAAGTGCGAATGCATTTCGGCTCTAGTCATACTATTTACCTATAGATAGTTTACCTTTTAAATCTAAATACACTTCCTGATTGTCAGGATTTTGTAAATATTCAATCGTCTGCTCAAGTGTGTAACCTACAATATCTCCACCAGGAAGCTGATATTTAGTACCATTCTTTACAAGAACTCTTGCTGATATACAATCATCAATAAATGCTCTCATCTTAAATGTAGGATCTTCTATAGTATTAATAAACTCTTGAGGGCTTTCTGTTACAATCTTATCAAGTTGAGACTCAATAAAATCTACAGAAGCTTCATCTCCAGCACGTTTACCTAAAACTTTAAGAACATCTGCCATTTCAGTTGTAGACATGTTACTAAACATCTTGTAAGCTCTACGCTTAAGTTTAGATTTTTTATTTTCCATTTTAGCTTCTTGCTCAACAGATGTCATTACATACTCTGCAAAAGGAGTGTCGAAACGCTCCATTTCAGAATTAGCAACTCGTTGGTGAGCTTTTAAAACTAAATATTTTACCTCTTCCTCTGGGTTATTAGTGTCTAATGAAATACCTTCTGCAGGAACATCTATTTTAAACATAGTCCAATAATCTTTATTGTACTTTGATAATGTTCCAGGAGACATATGCATCTTTGTTTCAAGACGTACTTCATCTTCTTCTGTTAAACCAGTATTGAGGACACCAGTACCTTTCATCGCTTGAACAGTTAATCGTTCAAAACATTTAGAATAACGGAGGCTCCCGTCGTGATCGTCGGGTAGCCATCCGTGTTTCTTTATAGGTTTTAAGGTAACCTTAGTTGTATCTATAACACTTTCTTTCCTCACTGGAGCAACCACTGTTTTTTCAACAGTCTCTGTATTTGTTACTTTCTTTGCCATCTTCTTTCGTGTTTATTATTTAATTATCTTATAGTGTTGACGAGTAAATCAATTCAGCACAAGACATTGGGTTTTGAATTAAAACACCTTGTTGAGCTTGAGCAAATAATTGATAACCATCTACAGGAGATGAAGAACCTGATGAGAACGAAGTGTTTGGACCCAACGGTGAAGTTGAACCAGCAACGTGCCACATTAATTCTTTACGTCCTTTAGGATATACTCGACGAATATTGTTCTCTCCACCTGACGTACCCATGTTTAGGATAGTATATCGGTAAGACTCAGTGTATCCACCTTTTGGGTGAGGAACACGGTTACGAATCTCATCATCATACAATGGTAAGTGAACTAGAGTAAACTTGATACCTTGTGGCCCCATGTATTCTCTGTACTGACCTTGGAATCCTAGGTTTTGTCCGTCACCAGAAATTCTTTTAGAATCTAATGGTTGGAAACGAGCAGCGTGGTTTTCAAGAGCTCTATGGAATTGCACCATACCTCTTTCACCTGTAAACGCTACAAAGTTACGTTGATCTTCTGGAAGTAAGTTAATTGATAAGTTCAATAAAACATCTTCTAAATAGTCAATTGTAAAGTCTGTATAGTGAAACTTGTAAGATGGAGAAATTTGCTCACGTAAACCTGCACCTTCAACGATAGCAGATCCAGAGTCACCCATCATAGAGTAAGCACCATTAGATTGTTTATTAGACTTAGAGAACCAAAGCATACGCTCTTTTTCTTTCATCCACTGACACATAAACTCATACTCAGCATATTGAGTCCAGATCTTAGTAGTCTTATTAGACTTAGGATCCATCATCTCAATAACTAGAGGACGTTGGTGCATGTTTCCAGGAATAGTATAAGTCTTAGATAAGAAAGACATTGCATTACGCATTTTGAATGGAGAACTGTAATGAGTTTCACCGTAAGTTCTATTCAAAGTTCTTTCTTGTGGAGAGTATTCTTTACTCGCTTTAGACCCAGCCGCCAACAAAGAAGGAGCAATAAAGTCTGCAGAGTTAGAACTCATTAACGCACAAGGGTATGCATAACCGCTACCTTGGGAGTAAGGCTCTTGCATTACACGAACAGCTGTTTCACCATCATCTAATACTAATTTATCAGACATAGCAAAATACTTTTCTGACATATAAATAGTTACTAAAGCTCCATGCTGCCCAGGTTTAACTGTAGAGTTAGACGCATAACCATTAATGGTAATAGCCTTCTCATCGTCACCTTTTAGGTACCACTCGAAATCGTTATCTGTGTCAAGCTCTTGCTCTCCACCTCCTACAGATAGGAAGTAATCCATACCTGCATATTGATTCATACCAAATACTCTACTAATGATATTAGATACCAAAGTAGGTTCGGCTGCGAATACGCTTCCTAGGTGGTTCTCAGTTGTTAAGCCAGACCAGCTTTTAGGAGCGTACAATTGTAATGAACTAATTGTGTTTGCCATTTTTAATTTAATTTAATTATTACTTGTTGTTTATAAATAAATAGCTCCCTATCGTAGAGATTTTCTCATAGTGTTAAAATCAACATTATTTGAAGTACCTCTACTTGGTCTGGAACCAGTTTTTTTCGTACTCTTAATCGCGGCTGCCAACTTCCTTGTCGATTTAGTTGTTGACTGCCGTTCAAACGCTGAAAAATCCCACTTTAGGACTGTCGCTAAATATGCTATTTTTAAGTCAAACTCTGGATCTTGTTCACGTAATCTCATGATTTCGTTCTTACCCTGTCTGTCTAACTTAGTTATACCCTTATATAAATTATCTTTATCTCTTGGAGATAATTTAAATCCAGGTAAAATTTCTTCTTTACCGCCAATATGATCTTTAAGATCTACTAGCCATTTTTCGTGAGCTTGTATACGTTGCTGCTGCTCTTGTTTTTGCTGCTGCACATACATCTCTTTTTCTTGTTTCTGTGCTTCTACTAATGAAGATAATGCCTCTTCTGCTTCTTCAAATAAAACTCCAGTGTCTTCGTATCTTTGAACTTTTTTATTTACACGTTCTTCAGACCATCCAGACTTTAGTAATAAATCTCTTACAACACTTTTTTGTAAAGATTCATTCTTTTCTAAGTTCTCAACAGTTATAGATTCATAAACTTGTTCCTTACTTTGCATATTTAAAAGATTATTAAGTGGCACTCCTGCCTCATAATTATCTAGTAAATACTTAATTTCTTCAGGCATTGAATCCTTATAGTCTTTAACTTTAGTTTCTACTGTCTCGCTTACTTTACTTAAAAGCCATTCTTCGTCAGCCTCAAATTCATCATCTTGAAAATCTATGATTCCTTTGTCTCTTTGCATTTCTGCAAAGACTCTGAGTGCGCTAACTTCTTCTTCAGTATCGCTTTCTGCTTCTGTTTCAGAAACAGGTTCCTCTTTATTTTCTTCTTCAACTGCTGCAGGTTCATTTTCTACAACTTTTTCTTCCTCAGGAGCTTCCTCCTGTTTTGGTTCTTCTTCTTTTACATCTTCAGGAAGTTCCTCTACTTCTTGAATTTTTAGTTGAGGTTCAAAAATTGAAGGCTCTGCCTCCTCTTTTTGCTGTGCTTTGGTGTCACCTTCCTCTGGTTTAACTGTGATGTTACTCAACACACTTAAATCCAATCCTTCTAACGCATCATCACCTATTGCCATAATTAAAATTTAGTTATTAGTCAACAAAAATAAAAACTTAATAATTATATACAAACTCAAAATTGTATCTAATTAAATTAAAGTTTATGTTCTATAGCTAAAATATAATTTCAAAAATTATATTTACACTTTTATTCCGCTTTTTTCGCACTATTCATTTTAGCTATCTCCAGTTTCGTGCGGTTATCCTCACTATTGCGAGCATCTTCTCTATTCTCTTTTTCGACTTCGAACTGCAGTTTTTGCTGTTCTGTTTGTTGCTGCATTTGTATTTGCTGTTGCTGCAACTGCACTTGCTGTTGCTGCATTGCTTGTTCTCTTTGCGCAGACTCAGCTTCTGAAGCTTTAATCTTATTCTTAATATCAGCAATTGAACTTGAGTTATAAACAGAGATAACATCAGAGATAGACATTTTATCATTTTGTAAAGCTGCTTGAGTTAAAGATTTTAAAGCCTCCATAGCTTGTAAATCTTGAGTAGCATTAGATACGAATATCCCGTATTCTTGGTATCCAAATTCACCCATTAAATTAAATGTAGTTGTTGCTAAGTCATCAGCTACATATTGAAACTTTTTACTTCTTCCTCTATATGTATCTTTAGCAACATCTAATAATGTTTGTAGCACACGCACTTTAGTTTGATTATGTATATCATACCATTTTTCTGTAATGTGAGATGATTGTTGTACAGCTCTTTCTGTTGTTCCTACAAGCTCAGAAGATGTTATACTTCCAAGCCTTTGTCTAGTAACACCAGATAATGACTGCACTTTACTCTCTACAAAGTCTAATAATTGTACGTGTTGTTGGATATAATTACCAGTTTCCATATCTAGCACTTTATTTTGTGTAGATATATTACCTGCTAATTTACCAGTGGACTGTCCTTTTTTACCTTCATTGAAAGAATCTACAAAACCAAACTTCATTGATTGTGCATAGTACATCCACTTTTCTACTTCCCACCCATCAGGAACTAATGATAGATCTATCAGAGCAATTTTACCTTGATTAGCAGAAATTGCTAGTTCTAATCTGTACCAAAGGGTAATGTACAAATAAACCCAAGGGACTAAACGGTCCATTAAGGATACAGACTGAGAGTTGTTTGCATTATAAATAGTTCCCACATAACCTGACTTACAAACAGAAAGATTATCCATTTCGCGGAACTGTTGTTTTTTAGGGCGAATATTAAAATACATATCCTCACCTATCTTCATGCCTTCCCAATACTCACTAACCCACATATACTCAATAGACTCTCCTCTAGATTCATCTATTTTATACGCCTCAGTAACTATCGTTTCTTGTAGCATACCTTGATCATCAAAGTATTTAAGCCTACCTATCTTACGCATAGACTTCCAAGTAACTTTAGATACTCTTATGTTACCGTCTTGATCATAGTAATTAAATACATTGTTTGTATCTTCCCCTTCTCTATTGTCTATATATAGTTTTTCAGGAGTAGGGTAGTTTAACAAACTATTGCTTTGCATAGTTGATCTATTGCCTTGCTTACTCTCTAATTCATCTATTTGTTTAGGAGTAAGGTCCTCATAGTAATTATCAATAACACTATTCAGAGACATAAATGTATCTTCTACTATTATGTCAGCGTCATCTACAAGATCTGAGTTATGAGGAAGAAGACAATAGAACTCTAAAGGATTTACTCTACGAGCAGAAGGCTCTTGAGCTATTTGTTCTATATTGTAAATTTCTTCCCCTGCAATTAAAGCATCTTCCCACCCTGTTCGGAACATGCTTGTTAAATTAAGATCTTTTTCTAAAAACGTAAGAAGTTTATGAGCTGTTGACTCATTCATATCCTGAAAGTCGTAGGTAAAATATTTTTCTAACCTTTTAAGATTTTCTGGAATACTCTGAGCTATTTGGTCTGGTGTTGCTTGTGGGTTTTCTTGAGTAACAGCTTCTCTATACTGATTTATTAAACCCGAAAACATACCAACTACGGCAGATTTCATCTCTGCTTCTTTTCCGCTAATAGAGTCTTCGTTAACTGCACGAACGACATAACTAAACTTTCGTTTAGCTTCTTCGCCGAAAAGAAGATTAAAGATAGGAGATACTATATCATAGTATTGAAGTGTTGCAGGAAGCTCTGCAGTTCCGCCTAGACCTAAGGGATCTGTAACATATTCAAGATCCTTCTTATCGAACTTACCATTATACAAATCGTAGTTCCGCTTTTTCTTGAAGCGAGAACTACGTCTTGTATGATCATATAATCCAATTAAGCCTAATGCAGATTCTACACATTCTTCTCCCCATTTCTGAGTCTTTTTCCTTCGACTCAGTTTTTGTCTGGGAAAATCTACGTAAGCCATAAATTATGTTTAGTCTACCTCTAGTAGTAAAAATTCTACTGATGGAGTGTTTGCTGAAGATTTAACTTGAATCTTAGTATTATCTGCTGTTGGGTAAAAGAAAAACTCACCTGGAGATAATCTTGCAAAAACTTGATCTCCGTCATCTGCAAAGATTAAATCATCAGTCGAGTCAATGTTTTTAGCATATACATATGCTTTTTTACCACCACCTGTTGATCCTGCTAACGCATTTACGTTAATATCATCATAAGATGTACTAGTTTTCATTGTAGTTAAACCTTGTCGGTTATCACCGTCTATAGTTAAAGCGTCTGTTACAGTTTTTGATAAATTAATAGAATCAAATAAATCTGTACTAGATAAGCTTAACGTTACATTTAAAGTTGCACTTGCCATATTATTATATTTTTAAAATTATGCTGCTTTTTCCATTAAGATGTACTCAACTACAGGGTTACCTGCAGCCGCCTCAATATCTATATCTTGCATATCAGAGATAGGCATAAACATAAACTCACCAGGCCCTAAAACTGCAAACCAGTCGCCTGCGCCTGAGTCTGTACCGTGTGTTGCACATAATCCAATTTTAACGTACTCACCAGTTGTACTACTTATATTATGTAAAAAAACATAAGCTAAATCGTTTGTTCCGTCTAAAGCTTTTAGTGCTATATTGTCTTCTGTTCCTGAACCAGTAGTGACAAGTCGTCCTACCAGCATTTGATCCCCTGCAGGAGAAAGTGAATCAGTCTCTGTAAAGCTCAAAGTTTGTTTTGCAAACAAATCAGAGCTAGCAAGACTAAGTGTTACATTTACTGTTGCCATATTAATATTTTTTAAATTCGCGAATTAAAGGACAAAAATATAAATTTTCGTATTCTGTGCAAATAATAATCTGCAAAATTAGATTTTTAGTTTTTACGTTTATAGCTAAAACAATTTTTTCTTTCTTAAAAACAAAGACTTATTCCAAAAAGATTGATCATATATTGTAGATACTTTACGTTCTTTTTCTACTTTTATTTTTTTAGTTTCTTCTAGATGATACATAACCATCATAAAAGACATGACCCTATCAAAGTTTCCTATATCATTATAAGCTATAAGTTCTTTTAATAGCGCTACGTTTCTTATCTTATGTAAGTTTAATAAACCTTCGTTTTCATATGGCTCTAAAAGCCACATTTTTATAAGCTCTTCTCCGTATGCTTTTAGTGGTTTTGACATATGCATACCTTTTTGCCTAGCCACTTTACTATGTTGTACCACATCTTTTATTATCTCAGGTTGATCTGCAAGCAAGTATGTTTCATGTTTATGTTCTAAGTACTGAAACAAACCTTTACGTTCATTCTCGTATAAACATTTTGCATTATAAAACTTAAGTAAACGTCTTACGTTTTCGTAATATTGGTTTGCAGTATCTGGCCTACCTGTATACTCTGCAACAACTCTGCTAGTTAGTTTATTAATAATAAACGTAGATCCTAGAGAAGATGTGGTAGATTCATCGTGATCATAAGGGTCAGTACCTGCAAGATACATGCCATAAGGTATATTACCTTCTGAATCTTCGTAAGGCATTTCATGTATAATAACACATCCTGCAATATCATCATTACCTCTAATAGGAAACTCATAGATTGGCTTGAGTTTTGCATTAGGTTTCCACTTAACCTTTTTACTTTCTGTATCTACATACAGCTCTCCTATATAATCATGATTACGTTCTCTGTTAGATGCTTCTAACTCTGATAGCCTGGTGAGTAAATCTGCAACAGGAAACAAGTTACCTGTACGAGTAAGAAATACTTCTGATGGCACAAGTGGTCTGTTTTGCAGCTCTGCATCTAGTGCGCTTCTTGCATTTTTACCTTTCTTTAGCTTCTCTCTAAACTTATCTAGGTAATCTTTTGCTGGCTGTATTTGCGTGTTTCCATTTTTATCCTTAAATTGGTTTAAACCTTTGTACGCAGGTACAAAGTATGAGATCTTTCCCTTATTTTCCCACTCGTCATTGAACGAGATCATGTCATAGACATCAGGATTGTAGAACATATCGCGGGCGTCAACAGTACCCCCGCCTTCCATATCTCCCCCCGTGCCTAGATACATGCAGCTTCCGAATTTGTATGCACCATTTTTCATACATTCCACGGAAGCTTCGTGTGAGGCTTTTAAGTTATTAAACATACCAATCTCCTCCAAAACCATTACAGCAGGACGTGTACCATTGGCAGCAAACGCATTATCTTTAAATGTACGGTGTTTGATTTTTGATTTAGAGCCCATGACCTTCCATGTTCCACCCATTTTCTTTTTATACTCAGCAACCACCTCTTTCCCAGAGTACCAGCTACCACCATATTGTTTTGCAAATGGTGACGGATAGAACTTGTCTCCTATTTCTATACCACCAGGTAGATTATCTAAACCAAATTGTGTTTTCTTTAATATGTCTCCTGAATATTTTGCGTCACCTGCCCCTACAACTATTTCTGTAGACGGTACATTTTTCAGAGAGTCTGGATCATAAGACTTTAACCCATCAAAGACAAACTCGTGTCCTGCCACCCCGCCTGCTACAGAATATGACTTACCAAACCCACGGCTACCCATCATCATAAAGTTTTTAGCTTCATTCTCAAACAATGGTTTGCCCATATTCTTTGGCCACACCTTTCTTAGGTATTCTCTAGCAGGTATATAATTAGGTTGTCCTTCGTAATCTCTATTACAGGTGTGCTCTTTATCATCTGCAAAACCTGAGAAACCGCGAGCTTCTACCCAGTTGTAGAAAAACTCCCACTCCAAATCTCTAAGAAATGGTTTACCAGGAGTTTTAGTTTTAGAGTGAGCAGTTTTGTTTAGTAATATAGTCCAGTAATTTACATAAAAGTATAAATTACCTGGCATCCATACTCCGCCAATCCAGCACCCTTCAATGCATCTTTTCTTTTCTTCTCTCCAGAACAAAAGATATTCCTCACTTGCAGGATGTAGTTTTGGTATTTCTTTAAGTATAAAAGCCTCGTTACTAATCATATTAACCCTTTCTCAGACGCTGATTCTTCAGCTCCACCTTTTGTAGAGCCTTCGTTATTTTCTTTGTCCACGAGTTTAAGAAGACGTTCATAATCCTCAAACAATTTAACATTTGTTTTAAGTAATCCTTCAATAGTATCTGCATTATCTTCATAAGTAAGTGTATCTAAGTACAACGTTTTTTCATCCATCTTTTTATTCCATACCATAAGCTGTCTTTTAGCAGGACTAACTAGTGATCTTTCATAATAGACCATTGCTTCTTTGTATTCTTCCCAATCAAACTTTTCATCTTTAAGATGATCTTTAGCAATTATATCTTTTCGAGTGGGGTAAGAAATATTAGAAAATTTAGAATCAGGGTCTACTAAAAGAGCAATAGCCCACATTATCTGTGAGCTTTTGCTTTTAGATTTGCTCTTATCTACTTTGTAGATAGAAGCAAACGGGAGGGGGACTTTAAGTTGCGGATGTAATTTCCAGAAATTTACATCTGTATCAAATCCTTCTAATATCATTACACAGGTGCTATTTCTATATCTGGAGAGGACTTTATAACACCAAGAACATCAAACATATTCATCTGGAAATACTCTACACCATCTACCATAACCATAAAGCCCTGGCCTTTTGGTATTACAGTATCTCCAACTTTAACTGCTTTAACTTCTTGACTGACTGCCACTACTTTAGCATGCCCATCTCTTTTTTCTGCTTCTTCTTTTAACATAGACTCGGATTTAATAATTCCGCTCTCTGTTTCCTTCGCCACATTTGGCATCTCAACAACTATATGTTGTCCTAAAGGTTCATAATTAATCATAGTTACCATTTTTTAAGTGGGCAATCAGACTGCATCGATCTTGTTTTTGCAACTAACGGACACCCACATTTCTTACATCTACTCTTAACATTATACTCACACTGCGCACAAATAGCAGCTCTTGTCTTAGCTACTTTTTCTACTTCTTCATTTGGGAATACAACATTTTTCCAACCGTTAAATATTTCACTTATTTTAGCAACAGGAGATCTATTATCTCTAATAAAACTACTTATTTCCGTTTTGTCTTTTTCCATCTTTATAGTACTTAAATCTATTTTTCTTAACAGTAAACATACCTAAATGTTTTAGTCGAGAAGACTCAAAATCTCCATTTTCTATAACTTTTTTTAATAGCCCAAACTGAGATTTAATTATAAGTTCAATTTTAAACTCGCTTAAGTTATATTTTTTAGCTAATTTTTTTATTAACTGGTCCACTCTATCTTATAGGTTATTTCTATACCCTCATCCTTTATATTGTCAATGATACTAGTATTTATTTTCTTATCTACTATCATCTTCTTTTTACGAAGCATTGTAATATGATTATTAAAAGATGCTTCTGACATACCAATAGATTTTCTAACCATTTTTCTAACAGGCGTAGACAATAGTAATTTATCTATGTCAGCATTCTTTTTTTTCTTATGCCATATAATTTAAAAACTAAATAACATTTCTATCTCTTTAT